ATCCACCAGTGCTTTTGTTATACCGTGCCACAAGGGCGTTATATCTATCAATAATATCAGAAATTACAGTATTCGCTTTATCAATATCCCGCCCATGTGCATCTTGTTCTCTTATTAAATCAAGACGGCTGCTTGCAATAATGTCACTGGTATAACGAATACAATAATTAGATTGATCTAAGGTCATCTTGCGAGATTGTTTTAAATCCCCTCCCATAAAAAGCAAGACGGTTGCAAGAATTACGATCAAGGTGGATTGCACCCAGATTATGCTTATAATTATATTATATACTATTCTTGACAATTAAGCAACCCAAACAGTATAATAGAATAACGATGAATAATTTAAAAAGATATGTTATTTGCCCAAACTGTAGTAAAGAAATTGAACTTAGATGGGGCATATTTGGTCATAATACGTTAGCAAGACACTTAAAGCAACATTAAACCCTTATGATACAATATAAATATGCGTAAAAAAGTATTTATTTTTGGAGACTCTTGTACCGCCGACATAGCAAGTGCTCAAATTCCAGACTTACAGGATATATGGGATGGGAAAAGGGTTAAACATGAAGATTATAAAAAAATTATAATTGATGATTTAGATTTTACCTTCTGTTGGCAAATTGGAGCACCCGCAGCAAAAACTTATAAAGACCATACATTTTTAGACTCAATGATAAATATTTTACCAACAAAAATTGATGAAGAGTCATTAGTATTTTTATATTATGGTGGAATGGATGTAGAGCAACAATTTTCCCCAGACAATGATGCATCAATAGTGGTTGATAATTATTTTAATTCTACACAAAACTTTTTTAAAAAAATTACACCAAATGTTTTTTATATTGAGGTCTCTGGTCTTGCAGAAGTTACTCATGGGGCATTAAAAAAATTACTACCAAAAATTCCAAATGAACAAAGAACAAAAAATTGGATGGATTTTACTACAAAACTAAAAGAAAAATGCATAGATAATAATATTTTAGAGCCATTTAGTATTGGGTTAGAAACTTTTGGTTCATTAACTAGAATAACTGGCATAGATACACCAGATGGATATCACTTTTATAGACATAAAAGCGAATTAATAAGGCTTGATTTAGCCAAATGGATTAAAAAAAATAAACAAAAATTTGCAAAAACTACATTAGAAACTTGGTCATCTATGAAACATAATGGACCATATGATGAAGACTTAAGCATATATGAAATTTAATAATTTTTGTATTACTTGTGGCAATAAATTGGTAAATGAAGACTGTAACTATTGTTTAAATAATTCAAATACATTAAAAATTTTTGAAAAGGAGCCAGACTAATGTTACCCAATGGTCCTAGATCAAAACTTTTATTTTTATCTTTCAAAAAAAATCCACCATTGTTTTTATTAAATAATAAAAATAAATATGGAGATGTATTTTCTTTTTTATATAACAAAAAACCAATTGTTTGTTTCTTTTCTCCCAAAGCAGTAAATGAAATTACAGTAACTAAACATGAAAACTTTATAAAAGTTGGCCCAACCGTTAAATTAAAAGAACTGCTTGGTGATGGATTAATTACAAGTGAAGAGCCAATACATATGGAGCATAAAAGAATTGTATCTCCTTCATTTCATTCAAAAAATATATTAAGTTATTCGCAAGAAATGTTAGATATAACAAGAACATATACAGAAAAATGGTTAAATAATGATAAGGTAAACATAAATTTAGAGGTTATGTCTCTTACTTTTGATATTACAACAAAAGTTTTATTTAATTCAGACCTTTCCAAAGATACTGAAAAGGTTAAAAAAAATATGGACATGGTTACTCTAGGCACTACACAACTTTTACCATTTAAACTAAATAAATTAAGAAAATATAATATTCCATATTTTAACAGATATACAAAATCTACTAAAATTTTAAGGGCTATTGCAAAAGAAATTTTTGAAAATAAAGTAAAAGATAAAAAACATAATCTAACAAAATTAGTTGAAGCATTAAACTTAGCAGTTAAAAATAAAAAAATTAAAAAACAAGATGCATATGATGAAACATTGACAATGATTACTGCTGGCCACGAAACCACTTCAAACTCAGTAATGTGGGCATTTTCTTATTTATCTAATAGGCCAGATCTTTGGAATTTATTAAAAGAGGAATCTAAGGAAATATTTAAGTATGAAAATACTCCTGAGTTTGGACAAAAAATATTAAATTCAAAGATAGCAACCTCAATCATTAATGAGTCATTAAGGCTTTGTCCACCAGTATGGTCAAACACCAGAAGAACAATTAAAGATGTGGAAATTGATGGATTTTTTTTAAAAAAAGGAACAACCGTATTAATAAGTTCTTATGTAACACATAGAGATTTAAATTATTTTTATCAACCAGAAGAATTTATTCCAGAAAGATGGTATGATGGACTTGAAAAACAATTGCCAAATGGATCATACTTTCCATTTAGTCTTGGATCACGAAGATGTATAGGTGATCAATTTGCAATAATGGAAGCAAAAATAATACTTCTTGAAACAGCAAATAAAATGAAATTATTATTAGATTCAGGTTTTCCAAAAGCATCTGCAGAATTAACACTAAGAACTAAAAAAAATGTATTAATGAATGTTGTTAAGGAGAAATAAATGTCTAACTGGACAGAGCAAGTAACAGATGAACAAAAAGAACAGATTTGGCATTTCATTGTAGAAACAGTTAAAGAGATACGTGAACAAATTGCTCAAGATATTGAGGGCACCAGTGATTTATGGAAAGTAAAAGGTTTAAATAAATCCCGTCGTACAACCAAAGCATTTCAAATATCTGCTGCAATTGCCAGAGGACAGAATGAAATTTAAATCAAATTTGGATATTTTATGCGTTATAATAAACTTTTAGTTGCAAAACACACACAATCATTAGAGCATCCATATTATTTTTGGACTGGATATTTTATTCCAATAGCAAACGAATTAAGAAAACAAAAATATGATGACACCATGTTTGTAGTTAGAGAATGTGGACCAATGACTCCTTGGTTAGAATCTTTACAAAAAATGTATCCAATTACTATAAAAAGTTCAGGTTTAATTTTAAAATATTATTTAATTGGTATGCCAAGTATTGTTTTTGATTATTGGGACAACTCTGATAAATTTGTTAATGATGAATTTCAAGAAACCATAAAATTTTTAAAAAATATATATAATTTACCAACAAATAACAATAAAAATAATATTGGAATTTTAAATAGAAACAATAATTTTGATTTTAAAAAAATAGAAATACCAAAAATAAAAGATATGCCAGTGCGTTCAATTAAAAATATTAACGAATTACACAGCGCTATTTCTAATTTTTATAATTCTGAATTAATTGATACATCAGATACCAATCCAGAAGATGCTATTCAAATTTATTCTAATTTAAAAGTATTAATTGGTCAATGGGGTGCTGGATTAACCAATATGATCTGGATGGATAAGGGAAGTTTAATTATTGAAATATGCGCTAGACCAATGGTCAGTAACGATGCTTTTGAACTTTTAGCAAATGCACTAGGCCATAAATTTATAAGAATTTTTGCACAAAACTCATGGACTGAAGATGTAAATATAGATTTAATTATGGATATATTAAAAAAAGAAAAGGTAGCATAATATGATTGGTTTAATTCCTGCTGCTGGAGATGCAAAAAGAATGTTAGAAATTCCTAAATTTCTTTTACCAATTTTTAAAACAGAAAAAACATTAATATCTTGGCATATAGAAAATCAATTAAAATTTTGTGAAAGAGTTGTTATAATTACAAAACCAGAAAATGCAATATTTTTTAGACATTTAGCACAAAATGAAAAAATAAGTATTTTAGTTGTTGAAACTAAAACCATGTCTGAAAGCATATTAAGAGCAGTTGAATCATTTCCATCAGACCAATATATCTTGGGTATGCCAGATACTTACACTGTTGGAGAAAACCCTTATGAGATTTTAATTAAAAATATAGATAATTCAAATATGTTACTTGCACTATGGGATATAAAAAAGGATCAATTTGGAACCCTTGGTCAAGTTTTACTTAGAGGTGATAACACAGTTGCTGATGTAAAAGATAAAGATATTGACTGTAAATATCCAGTTTTTTGGGGATTAATAAAGTTTGATAATCAAATAATAAAGCATATAAAAAAAGAAGATGAGCATATTGGGTTTTCTATTATGCCAGCAGCAAATTCTGGACTAATAGTAAAAGGCTTAATTGTTGGCGGTAGATATTTTGACTGTGGAACAATGGGAAAATATGAAAAATTGATTGAATTTTTATATAAACATTAGATAGTGTATACTGATATAAACAAAGGGGTAATCTTGGCTAACATAGTATTTCTTGGCAACTTTGAAGTGCCTTATAGTAGTGAGAATCATCATGCTAAGTCTTTAGAATCTCTTGGGCATACCGTTGAAAAATTGCAAGAAAAAAAAGCAGGCAGCACAGAAATATTAAATGCAGCATTAAAGTCTGATCTATTCATATGGGTACACACACATAGATGGCAAACCCCAGGATCTAGAACAATGACAGATGTATTAAAAGAATTAAAGGCTGCTGGCGTACCAACTATGACCTATCATTTAGATTTATGGTTTGGCATTGAGCGTGAAAAAGATTTAAAGGGTGATGATTTTTATACAAGCATAGGTCATTTTTTTGCTACAGATAAGTTAATGTGTGATTGGTTTAATGAAAACACACAGGTTAAAGGACACTTCTTGCCTGCTGGTGTATATGATAAAGAGTGTTATGTCCATGAAGACTATGATCCACATAACTTTGAAAACGATATTATCTTTGTTGGTAGTAAGGGTTATCATCCTGAACATAAATACCGTCCACAACTAATAGATTTCTTACGAAAAACATACGGCAAAAGATTTCTACATGTTGGTGGCGATGGAGACACTGGCACAGTTCGTGGAGATGCGCTTAATCGTATATATGCAAAAAGCAAAGTAGCAATAGGTGATAGTCTTAACATAAACTTTAACTATCCATACTACACTAGCGATAGGTTGTTTGAAAGCACTGGTCGTGGTGGTTTTACTATCTACCCTCGTATTAAAGGACTTGAAGAATATTTTAAAGATGAGATTGAAATTGTATTTTATGAACACGGTAATCTTGAAGATCTAAAAAATAAAATAGATAGATATTTATTAGACGGAGTATCAAGAGAATCAATAAGACTTAATGGACATGAAAGAACTAAAAAAGAACATACATATGTTCATAGATGGGCAACTATATTAAAAGAATTAAACATTAGTTAGTTTTATAACGTCATTACTAAACTTGTTTTGTTTATAAAGCAAATAATTTTCTTTATCTTGTGACTGGCTAGACCATCCACGTAAATATGTTTCATCAACTTCTGTTTTTTTATTATCTGGATGTATGTGTTCCCAAACTACATCTTCAAAATAGTTTAAGTTATTAACTGCAAGCCCAAGATCTAGCCAAAACTTATCAATGTATGAATGTTTTAACTCTGGCGGAGCCATATACCCAAGATGTTTAATAATACTAGAACTTAAGACTGCACATGTTGGAAGTTCTTCTTTTTTATAAAGATCATTTCCATAGGATATTCCAATCCTATCTAATAACGGTTTAGTTAATGTTTTATCCCAGGCATAAGTTTTTAACAAGTGGTCATCTCCTATAAAAGCAATAAATTTATAATCATTACAATATTTGCTTGAGATAATGTTTAACTTTTCGTTTAACATTAAGGGCTCTAATAGTTCATAAATAACCTTATCAAATCTGGGATAGTTAGACTCATCGTCAGTATCTAATACAAAACATAAATCACTAATAACGGAATTTTTAAAAAAATATTCTAAAAATCTTTCCTGATTTTTTGGTCTTCCTCTGGATGGCACTATAACCAACATTTCATTCATTTAACCATTTTAGCATAAACATTATCATGCTATAATATTATAAGAGTAAATGGGGAGAACCATGAATATATTAATTACTGGGGTCGCTGGTCTTTTAGGAAGCAACCTTGCAAGAAGTCTTTCCGATCATAGCATTACTGGCATTGATAGTTTAATTGGTGGGTATGTAGATAACATTCCATCTGAAATTAACTTTATAAAAAAAGATTGTAATGATTTAACAAAAGAAGATTTTAAAGATATTGAAGTTGTAGTCCATGCAGCATGTACTGCCCATGAGGGTCTTTCTGTATTTTCTCCTAAGTTTATAACAGACAATACATATGGAAATTCTATGAATGTATTAAGTTGTGCAATTCAGGCTGGTGTAAAAAAGTTTATATTTACATCAAGCATGGCTAGGTACGGAACACAAGATACCTTGCCATTTACAGAAAACATGACGCCTAAACCACAAGATCCTTATGGAATTGCAAAGCATGCTTTTGAATTAACGTTAAAAAATCTTTCAAAAACTCATGGTATGGAGTTTGTTATTCTTGTACCACATAATGTTGTGGGTAGTGGACAGAACTATACTGATCCATTTAGAAATGTTGCTGGCATTATGATTAATAGAATGCTTCAAGGAAAACAGCCAATTATTTATGGAGATGGTAATCAAAAAAGATGTTTTTCTGATATGAGAGATATCATTGATCCATTTCACAAAGTTATTTTTTCTGATGTCGCCAATGGAGAAGTAATTAATATTGGTCCAGATGATAATTTTATAACTATTAATGAGTTAGCAAAAGAAATAGCCTCTATTATTGGATTTGACTTAGATCCAATTTACTTAGATGCAAGACCTTCTGAAGTAAGATTAGCACATTGTTCTGCTGATAAAGCAAGAAAATTGCTTGGATATGAAACAAAGTATGAATTAAAAGAAATATTAACATCAATGATTGAATGGGTAAAACAAAGAGGAACTGGGCCATTTAATTTTAATATACCAGTTGAAATTCAAAATAACCTAACTCCAAAAACTTGGGTAAATCAAGATATATTTAACAAATGAAGTATGTAGTTGGTCTTCCTTATAGAATTAAATCTTTTAAAGATGAACTTATGGAAACTTGTAAGTTAGAAAATGTTTTTGAAATTGATAATACTGAAAACAATATAGGGTTTGCTGCAAGTCATAATTTAGGAATTCAAAAAATGTATGATGAAGATGCAGACTGGTATATAGTTATGAGTGCTGCAGTTCGTTTTGGAGAACCTGGTGGCTTAGACTTTATAGAAATATTAGAAAATACCGACTATGTAATTATTGAGGCCCTTGGAGTTTTTGGATGGCACTTTATTGCTTTTCATAAAACATTAATTGATAAGGTTGGATTTTGGGATACAAACTTTACGCCATATGGATATGAAGATTTAGATTATAGTATGAGAATACAAAGAGCATTTTTATTAGATTATAATGATCATTGGAAAAAAATAAAAGAAGAAAAAACTACATGGAAAAAAGTTAAGATTGATATTAAAGATACAATAATGGGGCATAGCCATAAACTTGGTGGTGTTGATCCAAACATGGGAGAAACAAAAGAATACTATAATAAAAAATGGGGTAGGTATCCGTCAACTAATGAAGACCCATACAACTCTTACTTTTACCCTTTCAATAATCCAGAAAATGGTTTAAAATATTTTACTAATGACTATTACAATCAGTGGATAAATAATGAATCTAAAAAAGACAAACAAGTCTTTTTTGAAGTAAAAGTTGAATGTAAATGTGGTAATAATTTTAAGACGATGTCTGTAAGTGGGGATCTTCAGGTTGATAGTTGTGCTGCCTGCGACTCTTCTGAATTTATGCAGGATGGTACAAAAAAATGAATGAAGTAAAAGCATTTTTATATTCTGTTAAAGAAGAAGATTGTGCTTCCGACAAATGGGATTATGGATTATTAAAAGAAATCTTTAATAAAAATAAAATTAAACAAATCAAAACAACAGAACTGCCAGAAATAGAAAAAGCCTTTGTCGTAATTCCTGGCCCACAAAACATTGATTATGAAGAACAGATATCAAATGAATTAAATAAAATAAAAAGAGTAGTTCTATTTATCACTGGAGATGAATCTGCTACGTTCAATGTTGATAAAATAAATCATAATAATATTGAGATTTGGGTACAATATCCTCATAAAAAACATATAAAATATAATAAGTTAGCGCTTGGTGTACCACAACATTTTTCTAAAAACTTGCCACAATATCAAAACAAATCTTACGATGTGTTTTTTTCTGGTCAAATAACACATCAAAGAAGACAAGAACTTGCAAACGTTATGCCTCAAATAGAAAATTCTTTTTATAATCCAACTAATGGATTTGCTGAAGGATTAAAACCCAAAAATTATTACGACAAGATGAGTTTATCAAAAATTGTTCCTTGTCCAAGCGGGGCTGAAGTAATAGATTCTTTTAGATTTTATGAGGCAATTGAAACACTTTGTTTGCCAATAGGTGATAGAATAGATTCAAAGGGTATAAATCCAGATTTTTATAATTTTGTTTTTGGAGATATTCATCCAATAAAAACTCTTGAAAACTGGAATCACCTGTCAGAATTATTACCAAACTTATTAGAAACATATATGAGCAATATGCATAAAACTGTCTGTTGGTGGATAAAATATAAAAGAGATTTATCAATTGAGATTATGAGGCAAGTAAATGCAAAAGTCTGATGTAACAATTATTGTTCCAACATCTTATATTCCTAGCCATCCCAGTACAAAGGTTATAGAAACAACTATAAACAATACAAGATTTCATTTTCCAGACAGTGAGATAATATTACAAATAGATGGAATAAGATCAGAGCAATCAAACTATAAAAAAGACTATGACGAATATAAAAATAGAGTTTTATGGAAATGCTTACACGAATGGAAAAATGTATTACCAATTATATTTGATGAACATAGCCATCAGAGCACTATGATGAAAAAAACTATTAACTTGGTTCAAACACCACTAATTCTTTATATTGAAGGAGATTTACCATTAAGAACCGATAGAGATATTGACTGGAATAAATGTTTGGATATGTTTGAATATAACAAGGCAAACACAATAAGGTTTTATTTAAGAGAAGAGATGCCACAAGAACATGTTCATATGATGTGTGGTCAAGAAGATATCTTTATAAAGACTGTTCAGTGGAGTCAAAATCCACATTTAAGTTTTACTAGTTACTATAAGAATATTATTTTGCCAAATATTGGTGAAAGAAATTATATTGAAGATGAGTTTTATGGAAAGGCTCAAACTGATTGTGAGTACTTGCCAAACGAAGAAAGAATTGTAGATACTCCATATGTTTTTAAAATTAGAAACTGGGAAGCGCATAAGATGTTTATTTATTACCCAGATAATGGTCAAAACGTAAGCAGGGTTTTACATTTAGATGGAAGACAAAGCACTAGAAAGTTTACCCAAGATGATGAGTTTTGGTCATATACGAGTATTGAAGATGCAAAAAAAATATTAAGTCAGTCTGAGTTATTTAAAGATGATAAAGATATTTTAAGGTCAATAGAGTGAGACTGGGAATTATAGCAAGATCTGACAATACTGGACTTGGCAATCAGACTAAAGAATTGGTTAATATGCTTAATCCAGATAAGATTCTTTTAATTGACTCTACATCATTTAATAAAAATAAGCAGCATCCAGAATGGTATGAAAAATATAGTTGCATTAGAAGTAATGGTTTTCCATCTATTCAACAGATTAAAATGTTTTTAGGGGATGTAGATGTTGTATTAAGTTGTGAAACATTTTATGATCAAAACTTTATAAATTTTGCAAACAAAAGAAATGTAAAAACCATACTTCAATATAACTATGAACTATTTGGTCATTTATCAAACCCTAATCTACCACTACCAACAGTACTTTTATCTCCAAGTGTATGGCAAATTGAACATATAAAAAAAATGTTTGGTGGTCAAACCAAAGTTATCCATCTTCCACCACCAACAAATGAGGAATTATTTAGTAAAGTAAAAGAAAACAATTTATCTAAATCACATAACAGAATATTACACATTGCTGGTAAAAAAGCAGCAAAAGATAGAAACGGTACTGAGACTGTAATTAATATGCTTAAGTATTCTAAAGCAGATTATGAGTTAGTAATTAGAAGTCAAAGTGAAATAGAGACAAATATTAAGGATTCAAGGCTTAAGATTGAAGTAGGCAATCCAGACAATAGGGAAGATATGTATAATAGTTTTGACGCTATGGTATTGCCAAGACGCTATGCTGGATTATGTTTGCCAATGAATGAAGCCCTATTAAGTGCCCTGCCAGTTTTTATGACTAACATATCTCCCAATAATTATATTTTACCTTCAGAGTGGTTGGTCAAAAGCGATTCAATCGGAACAATTAGAACTAAGGTTAGACTTGAATTGTTTGAAGCAGATCCGATGGCTTTAGCAAAAACAATTGATGACTATATTAATATTAAAGATAAGGTATCTTATAAAGAACAAGCATATAATATTGGAGTTGCAAACTTTTCTCCAGTTATTTTAAAAGAAAAATATTTAGAACTTATCTCTCAAATTTAGTTTTTTGTTTAAACTGAATCTTAAGTATGTTATTCCAAATAATATCAAAAGAACTATCTGCGCTAGATAAATATGTGTGATTATCTATATCTAAATTATAAGACTTAAAAACTAAAGGACCTCTAGTATAAACCTTAACATCTTGCATCTCTGACCCACCAACCTTAAATATATTTCCATACATGGATCTCCATAAAAACTGGTCATTTTTATCTAACACATCTTGCAATTTTTGTTTCTCCATAATCATAGGTACGTGCAGTTCATAGTCTAGTGGATCATCAATTCCAATGGCTTTTAATCTTTTGTATGTGGCATTAAGTTTTCTAGTATAGTTAGAATTACCATTTAGTTTTTGATATAAGTTTATTTTATTTAATAGATATCCGCCATGAAAAGTGTTTATGCTATCTATTTTTTTAATAATATAAAAATCGTCATTCATCAAAACAAATTCATTAGATATTTGTGGTGAAGAACAGATCATTTTTAAATTCTCTACAGCATTTTTATACTTAGTATATACCTGATGAACCTCAATATAGTTTCCTATGTACCAATCAGGCTTACCACCAACAACCCATATATTTGAGTCTGGAAAACTTTCAACGACAGATCTAATAGAATACTTTAACTCTTCGTTAACGCCTTCTTTACATATGTATACAAAGTCCATAATTACCCAGTTATAAAAAATAAAGAGGGCAAGTTTTTAAGTTTGCCCTCCTTATTAAAAACAAACTACTTTTTCTTAGCAGCCTTTTTTGCTGGAGCCTTTTTAGCAGGTACAATCTTGCTAAGTGCATCTGAAACAGCACCAGTGTCTGGCAATACGCCAAACGCCTTGTCATTAGGATTAAGCGCTCTTAATGCGACGGGCGCTAGAGCAGCAACTAATGCAGCCCATAAATCTTTTGGATCTGTTACGCCAGCCATATAAAGTGCAATTACTGAACCAAGAACAGATCGTCCGTATGATGCTAGCATTGCCTTTGTCTTATCATTTAGTAAGTTATTCATTATTCCTCCTAGGATATAATTTGTGTTAGTATTGTAAAACCAATCCACAGCCCAATAATTCCTGCGACTCCCGCAAAAACTGGTGGTGCTGGTACTGGCAATTTGAATGCAGCAAACACGGCACCGCATCCAAAACCTGTTAATGTTGATAATAAAACATCTCTCATGCTATTTATCTCCTACTGCTGGTGGCAAAAGTGCTAAAAGTTTTTCAGAATACCCATTCAAACCTTTACTTTTAAGTTCTTCTGATACTTCTTTAATAGTTTTTTGTGATGTTTCAATATATTCAAAAGCCCAATCTCTAGAATCAGAAAGAAATTTTATAAAATTTTCTTTATGTATTGCATCATCTGAAAGTGTTATATTATTTTTAACTTGAGAAGCAATTTCCTCTAGTGCTCTATTTTTTATAAAAAGTTCTGCAAGTAAAATGTTTGATTTTTTTAACTTATCAAATACTGACCAATAGGCTATGCCAAAAGAAAATGAGAGGGTAGCAAAAAATATTATAAACATCATTTCCATACTAACTATTGTACTCCATCTCTAATGGCATGGGTTGCCCAATAATATAAACATTTATCGCAACAAGGTTTGTTGTGTTCATTTTTAATGTCTTTGTAAAACTCAGCATAATAGATAGGATCTTTACGGTATAAGTTAGCCCTATGAGTGATATTTACACGGTCTATGTGAGAGGGCTTGTTCCAGACTGGCTTATCAGTACCCCAAATCTGCCCACAAACAGCCTCTAGAGCCTCTATATTGGCTTCGTTCTTATCTGTCCTTATACCCCTTGCCTTAGCCTCTTTAATCATGGCTTTAGCGTATGTGCGTAATGAATGCTCTGCATTTTTCCACATCAATACCGCTGGATGATTGCGCCAAGCCCCTGATGGGGATTTACCAGACAAAACCTTGAGTATCTGATAGGCTTCTAATATCTGTTTATTTAATCTTTTATTATCTAATATTTCTGCACACTGATCATAATCTTTATAAGGTAGGAAGGTTTGCATTAATTTTCTTCTATATCAAAAATGTTTAATTCAGATATTTTTTTTAAATTGGATGCTACCCAAAGTGTCATGGCAGTTAACAAAGATAAGATTATTAGTATTAATATTTTTGTTTTCTTTTTCATATTGTTATCATTGTTCCACATCTTATACAGGCGTTATAACTTTTCCCAGTATATGGGCATGCTCCAGCAGTAATTAATACATGATCTTTAATTTTACATATAATAATTTTAATTAATTGTTTAATCATTTAATTGCCTCTCTAGTTATCAAAACAATTGCTCCACAATCTTCTAGTGCTTTTTTAAGTTTTACAACATATTGAAGTGCTGATATTTTATCATCGTGCCCCATATGTAAAAACTTTTTTTCATCTAATTTTACCGTAAGAAAATGATCGTTGTCAATAATCTGCACTCCAAAACCTTTTGGCGCAGGTATAGAATGAACGGCATATCTCATTAAATCTGTATACATTATTTATTAAACCAATTATCATTATCAGAACAAACATATTTAATATATTGATTTTTAAACAAACTATACTTTGTATAATATTTAGTTTCTGCAATATTTATAAGCCATTCTTTTACATCTTGTTTAATTTTAAGATTTTTAAAATTTTCCATATCTTCTTTACAAGCACTTGCAACATTTTTTGTAATATCTGTACGAATAATATTTTTAAATAAATGAAAAAAATCAGGAAAAGCATGAATTGCTGGGCCATTATCAGTATAAAGAAAAATACCATTTGGTTTTAAAATTCTTTTTACCTCATAAAAAAACAATGGAAAATTTTGATAGCAATGAGAAGATTCTACACTGACGACTATATCAAAATAATTATCTTCGTAGTCTAAACTTTCTGCATTTGAAACTTTAAAATTAATATTTTTATTATTTTTATTACAATACTCTATATTTTTTTTATTTAAATCACAAGCATAAATTTCTGTAAAATTAAAGTATTTATTTAAACCTTTTATTCCACCACCTCTACCGCAACCAACCTCAAGTATGTTTTTATTTGTAAATTTTAAATTATCAAATAAAGATAAATAAAGACTAAGTTGATTTTTAAAATCTTGATCTTCTTTTTTTATAAAATTATATGATGGGTAGTACCCATGATTCATAAAATCAACATTTGTTGATTCAAAAAATGTGTTTAAATCACTATAAAAGTTGTCGTTAGCCATAATTTTATTCCATTGTTAATGACTGCCAAGTTTCAGACCAGTCTTTTTTAGTTTTATGTTTATTAAATTCTTTTGAAATTTCTCCACCTTCTAAGTATACGCCACCCCAAACACCCCACTCTTTTCCAGAAATTCCGTTGGCAAAACATATTTTTTTTACTGGACATTGTTTGCAAAGTGCGTCAACATTATACCTAGAATTTTCTTCGTCTTCATATTTATCAAAATAAATATTTGTATCAAGGCCTAAACATACAGCCTGATCTTTCCATAAATGTTGCTTCATTATTTAAATTTCTTTTCTTGTCTTATAAATTTTTTATAAAATCCAAAAAAATATTTATTTTTTTCCATACTTTTATTTTGTGCTTCTTTAATTAAATCTACCCTTAATTCAGAATCCCAATTTTCTCTTTTAAATGGTATTATTTGTGCTATAGGAGTTCCTTGTGGAATTAAACCAGTAAAATCTTTTTTTATCCAAAATGAAAATTGTCCAGGCCATGGAACACCTTCGTCAACAATTCCACTACTTGAAATAAAGGGTAAATCATTTCTATTAAGTGGATGAGTAATTAGCATGCTATATCCTTTTGGGAGAAGTATTCCAAAATTTCCTCTCCAAGCATAATGCACTTCACTGCAACCATCTGGAGTTGGTAGTGTACTTAAAACTTTTCCATTATCCCTTACTGCTATTGGATCTGGTCCAACGTTCCAATTAAAAAAATGTATATTATTTTGTTTTGACACGTAAATATCTTGATGTGTAGATAGCATATATCCAGTAGTTAAAGAATCTAAAAATGGCATACAGCCTTTAAAAGATATTTGGGGTGGTATAAAATCTTCTTTATTTTCATTTTTTAAAGTTAATTCTTGTTCTTTCCACCAAATTGGTAAAAAATTTTTTGCTGGTTTTGGCTTTTCTAAATTAAAACTATTGTTTAAATCTATTGATATTGGAACAAACAATATTTTATTTTTCATTTTTATCTCCATATTTATTTGGTATATTCCAACCAATACGGGTAGGTTTATAAATTCTATGCAAATACCACTTATCTTTTACTCTAATTCCTAAAGGAGAGGTTCTTGCTATATCAGATTCTTTTAAATCAACGACATCCCAACCACTCCAAAATAAGTTTTTGTTTTTATTTACAATTTTTTCCATTGTATTTAAACTTTTAATTATCATTTTTCTCCTAATATCTAAAAAGACCGACGTCAATATTATTTGCTTCTGCAGTTAAAACCAATTTTGATTTTAGTTCTTTTGGACGACTTAAAAAAACAAAGTAATTAATTTGATTTATATTTTCATTTAACCATGCAGGAGCAGCATTATAGAATTTAATTTTTTTGCCTCTTGCTTTCATCCCACGTTCTGACAAATTGCAAAATTCTGAAACAAAATTATTAATTTTTAATGGTCCAGCAGAATAAATAATGAAGTCATTATCTCCATTTTTCATTCCAGACAAAGCAACGCTCATAGCACGTAAAAATACGCTATAATCATTAAACTCTTTTGTTCCCTGCACTGCCACTATCATTTGGTCTTACCCCTTGCTTTAAGTCATCAAGTATTGATAACATTTTGTCTAACTCTGTTTTTGACATATTTTCAAAATTTAATTGTTTTATTGTGTTTTCATCTACTCTGCCATTAATAGCATCAGCAGTATAAAAAATGTTATCCAATATCCAATATGCCTTGCCTTCGGTTATTACTACCTTTAACATATTTTTTTGAATATGTTTTTCAGATTGCGTAATAAGTCTAGGCTTATCAAATTTTTGTTTTGGAACAACATCTTTAATCATTTCATATATGTCACTTTGTTTATATTTAATTTTTTTTAAAAATGTTATTCTTTTTTTATTTGATATCTTAATTATAGACCAAGAGACAATCAATGTCAAGCCTATAACTAATAAATATTCCATACTATTTAGATTTTTTTGTTGATTCTTTTGTTAAACCTAAAATCATAGAATTAAGTTTATTAATCTCAAGTTGTAACTTTAATGAATCTAACTCTGTATCAGATAGTTTTTGTTTATAAAATCCTATTAATTGAATTAACTCATTTTTTTCTAAATTATCCACATTTCCCCCTTTATTTTTTTAGATCAAATGCAGTTCCCTGCCAAACCTTTTCTACTTGTTTCTTTTCTCTTTCAACAATAGCACGACTCCATGCAAATCCTGCATCTCCACCCCAAGCATCCCACATAATTCTTCCATTAGATGGGAACTCTGGACCATCGTAAAAACCTTTTCCCTTTTTATCTACTTCGTGACGGGAAAAGAAAGAGAACATTCTTTTAACAGTACTAAGAGACATTGCTGATCCATTTACAATATCTGTTGCTCTACCCCAACCTACTGGAGTCCCAGCACCTGTTGCTTTACCGTCTTCTTTCCATTTTAAAGCACGACGAGCAGCAGCCTTCATGCCAGCATTTGGTGTATATGTATCAGCCATCTTGTCTTACCTTATTTTTTTCATATGACTTACCCCAAAAAAATGATCCAATCATTAATAAACCTATTACTAGTGAGTGCCAAAAATAAAACATGCTCATTTTTTACCGTCTTTCTTTTTTTGTTTTTCAATACGTTTTTCTTTAAGAGTCATCTTTGGCTCTTTCTTTTTATTGGTATTACCCTTTTGTTCTTTATTGGCCACTTGCTACCACCCTTATTTTATTTTTTCCTGGTCTATATGGACCAAGATCTGCTTTTATTCTACCGTCTTTTCTTAAACGGACTATTCTTCCATCTTTAATTTGTAATGGATTAAAACCATGATCTTTAAAATATGAACCTGAAGATTTTTTAGACATTATTTTTTAAACGGATTTAAATCAAATATAGATCCGCCCCAACTAGTCATACCTTTACGAGCCATATTGTTCCAATCTTCTGGCAACATATCTGTTGCATTTAATTCTTTTGCACGACGAACAATATGTGCTTTTGCTTTTTCATAATCTTTTGCACGACCGACAGAACGAATTGCATTCATAAGGTCTGCACGATTTGAGATTGGGAATGATCCATCAGGCATTGCATTTCCAGATTCTGCCATTCTTTCACGGGACGCTGTAGAATAATCACGTTTTTCTGATTTATAAGTTCCGCCACGACGTTTATATTCTTGAACTACCCAAGAATTAGCAACTGCAGATGGATACACATCAAATTTATCTTTTGCTTCTTGAATAATACGTGCATAAAGTCTAGCATTTGCTGGCTCACCTTTACGTGGCTTAATAAATTCATCATAGTTTGGTTTTTTTGCTTTATCAATTTCATTTGACTTACTTACTGGAACACAATTAGGAACCATACGTCCGTCTTTTTCTTTCATACCACGTTGCTCATATCCAACCCAACATGCTTTTGTCATGTTGTCCCATTTATCTTCATCCTCATTATCAGACTCGTATGAATCATCTTCTTTATCATTATTGTCCATAGATTTATCCATACCAACATTAGATTCAAGAGATGGCATTGCCATAACTTCAGATGCTTTTTTACCAATAAAATATTCTGTTTCTTCTAATCCGCCTTCTTCCATTTCAAAAAGTTGAATTAATACTGCAGGTTCTGTAGCGGATGCTGCAAGTGCATATTCTGATCCAGGAAAACCTAGCATTCCTTCTGTCATTACATGAACAACACGACCAACATAAACTTCGTCGTCATTTGGTGCCATTACCATGTCGCCTTCTTTAACCATGCTTTTACCTATGTTCCCCTCTGATCTATTAATTGCATAAATTTGTGCTGCTGCCTGTCCTCGTGTTTTGTGACAGCCCATAACTTCGTTGGTACCCTCTTTTAAAGCAGGGTAGCCAGAACAACCGTATGAACCTTTAGCACCTACACGATATGGCATTTTACTATTATATCAGGGTTTAGTTGTTTGGATGCTTGCCAGACAGCCTTTTAAGTTCTTCAATAGACCATTTTTCACGCTTGGTTAACTTAGACATTTCTGTTTTATCAAATGATTTTAATGCTAATGTAACTACTGGATCTTTAGATAAAAAGTCTATGTCTACATACCCTCTTTCCCACAAAGACAATATCTCAGCGTTTACAGCATTCATGTGGTCATCATATAATTCTGGCATTAACTGTTTAATTTTAGGAGTAAATGAATATAGCAATGACCCATCTTCAGAGTCAATACCAGCAACCTCTAGACCACCTTCAAGAATTAATTTTTCAATCATTTCATTTTCATCTGAAGTCATGCTTTTCCCATCTGGATTAAATATTCTCTTGAATAGTTTTTTCATAATTAATAAAATTTTCCAATTCTTCCCTTGTTTTTACACCAGTGGTACGATTTATTTCCTTACCTTCTTTTAATAAAACAAATGTTGGAACAGATTTAATTTCAAAATTTTTAGCCATTTCATTTTCTATATCAACATCAACCATTTGAAAAATTCCAGGAACGTAGTCCCTGTTTAATTCTTTAACGATGGGTTTTACTTTTTTGCACGGCTGACACCAATCTGCAGTAAAGTAAAGTATTGTTTTCATTTTCCAGACTTTGCTCTAGCCTTTTTAAGAACTTCAAAATCCTTAACTTTAGTTTCTCCAAGATATCCCCAAGCATATCCATCATTAATCATCTTATCATTTAATGATTCTGTATCTCCATTAACATATAACCAGCCCAAAATGCGACCATACTTTTCTGATGAGTTCATCTTTTCAGTTTTAATAACAACAGATTTTGCATCTTTAAGATGTTTCTTTAAATACTCTTTAGATTCAAGACCAAGTGCTTTTTCAACTTTATCTGTTGTGCGTGACTCTGGTGTATCAATACCCGCTAAACGAACACGGGAAGAAAACAAAATATCAAACCCTAAATCAATAATTACATCAATGGTATCTCCATCAACCACATTTTTAACTTCTTTTACAAAATATTGATACATTATATTGCTCCAATTGCTCTATTTTCTATTAGTTTTTCACGTTCATCAACAACCTCTAACATAAAAGCCATCATTTTATTATGTGACTCAGGGTCATTCATTATTTTTTCATAGTGGTGTCCACAAAACATTAACTCTCCAGAAACACCTTTTACTTTAATTAATGCTTGTGCTAGACACTTATCACAACGATCATTAGCATTTAGTATATACTTTTTTGAAACTACACTGGGATGTTCTTTAACAATGCTAGTCATAGTGTTATTATACATCTACTTTCTGTTGTCAGTTGAATAAAATCCGCTACCGTTAAAAATTGCAGCAGGAGCACTCCAAAGCCTTTGCATTGATTGATTACAACAGACTGGATATTTATCTTCATTAATTGTTTTTTCAAATTCAACTTGTCCAGAACAAACAGAACACTTATAGTCATATCTTGGCATTTAGTTACTCCTTTCTTTTAATAAGTAGTGAGCAGTTTATGGACATGCTCAGGTCTTATATATATTATACAACGTTAGTTACTTTTTTGCAACTTTGATTGCAATTTCTTTTGGCTTTTTATCCTCTGGAATAATGCGATCAATGTCAATATATAACATACCATCTTTCATTTCGGCACCAGTTACTTCCATATATTCACCAAGTGCAAATGTGCGGGTAAATTTTCTACCAGCAATGCCTTTATGAACAACTTCTGCATCTGTTGCTTCAACAAGTTCTCCCCTAATGATTAATGTTCCATTATCTACAGATACATTAATGTCATCTTTAGAGAATCCAGCAACTGCTAAAGATAATTTATATTTATCTTCGTTTAATTTAATAATGTCATATGGCGGATATGCCTGACGAGTTGCTAGGTTATGTATTGCATTTAAACGGTCCAACTCTCTGTTGAAACCAATAAAAAATGGATCCTTAAAAAGATCCAATGTCAATGAACTTACCATGTTATGTTCTCCTTTTCAGCGAGTTTCATTTTTTGTACCCCCATTTGGCAGGTACAATATTATTATACCATATGCTAGTCTATTAAGTTTTGTTTAATTTGATTTAAAATATATTTTTTTCCTTTAAATTTATTGTAGTATACTTGCATACTTGCCCCCCTTTTATTACCGCTATTTGCCTTTCTAACATCTGCTAGCATTTGTTTTAAATTTTCATTATATCTAAATTGTTTAAATTTTATTTTTTCTTCAGTATGAAATTTTAAATAATATAAAACATCTTCATTATTAACTATAAATTCATCATACTCTTTTTTTAAAATAAATGGAAATTCTAAATTACGAAAATATTTTCCTATATTAAAATCTCCAGGAATTATCATACATCTTTTAGTAATTTCATTATCTTCAAAAAATGGATACTGATAAGCACTCATATTTAAATCATCTTCTTCTGTAAAAAAAATATATCTTACATTAAAAGAAAAAAATTTTTTTTCAAGCAATCTTATAAAAACATGTTCATCAAAAAATTTTTGGTCATGGTCTGATGAAACACATTGGCCGTTTTCAACTTTAAAAGAATAATCATATATTGATTTTACTGCATAAGTATTTGTCAATGATCCATTAAAAACAGGACAGTGATTAATTGCTATTGGAGATGATCTATTGTCATCTTTAATGCCCATAGAATAAAATCTTTTACTTACTTTTTCTGGCTCAACTGCTTTTATCCACTCATCTTCAATACAAGCCCAATAAATAGTTATTGCCATTTTTTCTCCTTTATTTTATTGTAACATATTGTACCCCCAAGGGGAATTGAACCCCTGTTACCACCGTGAAAGGGTGATGTCCTAACCACTAGACGATGAGGGCGTGGAGCGGAAGACGGGATTTGAACCCGCAACATCTACCTTGGCAAGGTAGTACTCTACCGTTGAGTTACTTCCGCAACACTAAATTATTACTTTTTTACCCAATTATCAATAAGTACTAACAGTCTGTCAATCTTTGCTCGTAATAAACTAAGATTTTGTAATGCAACACTATATGATACTTCCGCTGCTGTCTTTCTTTCATCAAAAGATGCTGATTCTGTTTTTGATTTTGTAGTAGCAGATATTTCTGCTTTAGTCTTTTGACTTAAATCAGCAGGTTTTTCTATTTTACCCATATCTCTAAATCCGTTTATAACCCAATCAGTTCCTAATGTATCGCCATAAGTAAATGTATATGTGCTGCCAAAAATAGTACCTGCTAAAGTTACAGGTTCTTCATTTTCATCTTCTGAAACAACACTCTCTTCAGTTTGTGTAATTGTGATAGGTCTATTTACGGTAAATGTAGCAGTATTATCATTATACGTTGTTGTTCCTGGACCATTCCAAATACCGCCACGATTGGCATTAGTAGTTGGGTCTGCTGCTACCTGTAAAACCACCCTATCTCCACCAAATGTACCACTGGCACATGCTTCTCCACAAACAATTATATTTTTAACATTTCCATTTGCATCAAGAACAGCATATGTTGGATCAGCAACTGCTGGAGAAATACTAAATAACAATATTGCTGCTGAAATAAAACTTATACTTTTAATATTTTTTTTCATCTTACCCCTTTATTAGTTGTTTTTTATTTTAATTACTACCTGACAAGGGTCTCCGCCCTCTTCCCACTCTTGTGCCTCTTCGTCACTCATATAGGGATCTCCCTCATGAGTATTGCAGAACGGTTCTGTTACCCAGCCCCGCTCAATTCCATTAGTTAGCCAAATCTCAAACTCGTCAAGATTTGATGCCTCACTTTGAATGTCTTTTAATATGTCATCAAAATTTGCCATATATAAATTATACTGTAGTTAACTATAAAAGTCAACTTTTCTTTTTTTTAGGTAATTGATGGTCTTTAAATTTATTTCCTTTAATATCTTTTCCAAGATAGTATATTCTATCTGGTTTAAACTTATCATTCTGTGAATGTGTTCTAAAATCGGCATGTTGGTTGGCTACATTAATTTCTTCTTCTACTATATTTTTATCAAAAATATCATAAGCATTTTTTAATTCAAAAGAATCACAAAAATATCTTGGTATTGGTAATAATCCAACCAATGGCGTATTCTTATCAATAACTAGTTCTATGTTTGGCAAATCTATTTTTATGTTTAATGTAAAAGAAAACCTAAGATTATCAGACTCTACAACTCCAGTCATAGGGCTTAATCCAACTAATGGAAAGTTTGGTGGAGCAATTGTCATTAAATTAATCCCTGGCGGTGTTTTTAAAGTTAATGGAAAATGTAATGTTAAAATTCCATTTCCAAATTCTGATTTTGGATAAATAAAATTAATATTTTTATATTTTTCAAAATCTTCAAAATATTTTATGGATATATCTTCTGGAAAATTTCCACCATTCCAAAAAACACTAATTTTATATGGTAAACTAAAAATAAAACCCTGCATATTTCCAATTGCTAATGGCAAACATTTATAAAAAAAGGGATTAAACCAACTTCTTTGATGATTTATATTTAACGGATTTAAAAATAAGTTTATGTCTTTTAAATCAAATTGTTTTAATCCATCTTCTGCTACAATTGGGAAAAATGCAATTGTTTTATCTTGATTAATTATCATTTAATTAATTATATACTTACCACGTCAATAGGCCCCATACAGGATGGGCTAAATTTAATGGCAGCATTTACTGCTCCAACCACTCTTTTGCGAGGGTCTTTAGATTTTTCTGTAGCATTTAAATAACCATAGGCATACTCAGCCCCAGAACCCATTGCCAAATAATCTAAATTATATTTAGATAAAGACATATCAACTGCATTATGCTCATATATTTGTCCTTTAATACAAATAATTAAACCAAGGTCAGCCTCTTTGCCAGTATCAACCCACCAATCACTGTAAAAATTTCTTAATTGTTTAATAAATTTAGTTTGCATAAACTTATCCACGTCTTTTATATCTGGAACGTATGGATTAAAGTTATATCTAATTCGTTCTCCATCCAATGCCCCTGCATATCCAAGCAAATATGGGCCAAGTTTCCAAACTTTTGGGGCTGTTAAAGAAAGTATTGTATTATCATCGGAAGCACCACGATCACCAGCCATATATATTTTATTTTCATGACGAACTACAGCCAAGACTGTCATATAAAAATCCCCTCAGAGTATACATTTAAGTATACCAAACCCTTTTTACTTAGTCAAAGACCTTTATTTGATGGTTTGACCACATGCTGAGCATGTTTTAGGCTTGGCAGCAGCCTTTTTAGCAGTACCCGCAGGGGCAGAGCCAAACTTAGGTCTACCAAACCCTACAATAGAAACCATAATGCCTTTTTTATTTTTTTTAAAGGCACGAAGTTTTTTACAAACCTCTCCACCATTACGTTGGCTACCTTTAGGATCTCCAGAAGTATTGCCTTCTATGCACCATACAGTACCGTCGCCATTATCAGCAACGACAATACCTACGTGAGAAATTCTATCTACTCCATCAGATGGAAAATCAAAGTATGCAACATCTCCTAGTTCTGGATCTGCTACATCTCCATCAATCCAATTACCTGCTTTTTTAAATGCTGCTGCACCACCTGGGGTAAAAACAGTATTAGGAATTTTTACTCCTGCTTCATTAGCACACCAGTTAACAAATGATCCACACCAAGGCTGAAAATCTGCCTTAGTAAATTTACCATACTTGGTTTCATTATCTTTTGGACCCTCTATAGTACCAATTTCTGCTGTAGCAACTTCAATAAATCTTTCTGCTGTGCCTTGTGCTGCCATTTTTATTTATCCCAATCGGTATCAACTGGTTGTTCTTCTGGCATTGCACCATCTGGCTTAGAAAGTCTACGTGCTTTTGCTTCATCAATTTCTGACTCTAATTTTTTATCTGCCATTGTATTTTTAGCATCAACTTCTTTGTTTGCAATCTGTGCTGCCATAACATCTTTAGCACCAGATGAGCCAATTAATAAACCAGCAAGCGTTCCTGTAATAAATGTTGCTACGCTACCAAGAACATTAAAAAACATTTTATCGTTTTCTGATTGTCCTGTAATTGGCTGTGTAACAAATATAAGGGCATACATGATGCCTGTTGCAGTTATAAATAAAATTGATCCTAGTGTGATACCTAAGATAAACTTAAGTCTTGCATCTAACTCTTGAGGAGTTAATCTTTCTTTAGCCATTTATTTTCTCCTTTGCTTCTTTGGAATAAAATTCAATTTGTTTTTGACATGTTTTAGTAAGATTGTTTTTTATTTTATTAATTATATTAATGTCTGAACCTTGTTCTAAAAGATTAGCATATTCTAAAACATAAAGATCTCTTTGCTAAATTGGTTTTGTAAAATTTTTTCTGTTCTATTTTCTGTAGTACAAAAAATATATACTAGGTTTTCTGCTTTTTCTCCTATTAAAGACTTAACTTCTGACCTTGAAATTTCTAAATTAGCATTATAATAGTAAGTTCCATATATTGAGTGAAAAAGTCCAGCATCTATGAGATATTGCTTTGTTGGATAAAGTTTTTTAATTATATTAGATGTGCCTACTAAATGATCAAAAAGACTTCTTCCACTATGAGAACTATCTTGTGTTTTTTCGTAAAGATATATAATTTTCTTATCAAGCATTTCCATTATCTTTTTATCCCCCTTTTATTATTTTGTTAAATCTTCTGGACATGCCCCGTTAGCAGTACAAATTGGTGGTTTGCATTCTGCTGATTCCCAGTTTACTGGGTCTTGGCATGGATATCTATAATGACCATCATATCCACAGCCAGACAATCCTAATGCTAGGATGCTTGATAGTAGGAGTATGCGTAGTTTTGACATACTCCCATTATATCAAACTTATTCGTCT